CAAAGAGGTTGTGTTGAACTATATGTTGAAGGCGGTCCAGACGATAATAATGACGATGATAACGATCCGGATATTGAAGCTAAACGACAAGCCGCTGAATTCGGACAACAAATTTTAGATGCTACTGACATAGGGCAATTAGAGGATTTATTAACTAATAATCCTGATATGTTAAACAATCCACATTTAGCTTCTTGGGTTCAAGCTAATGGAGAATTCCCAATAACTGAAAATGTAGGTATTTGGGCTGATTTAGATAACATTTTTGCTGCGTGTGTCCAAAATCGCCCTTGTGATCTTGACCAACTTTTAGGCAATATTGGAATTATGTTTCCTTCCATTATTAATTTACCTGAATGGGCTAAAATATTAGGTGTAGGTATATTTAAACTTCCCAGTATTTGGGAAATGATGCAAAAAGCTGGAGATATATTTGAGACTGTTTCCGGTAAAATAGAATGTACAAGAACAGACGATGAAGGCAATGAAAGAGATTGTACAGTAACGGAACGTATTTCAAATAGTTTATGTGTTTTAAAACCAGACGCAGATTGTTGTCCTCCTTTAGATCCTTTTACCAATATCCCCGTAGATGACCCGACTTGTAGTACTGGAGATTTAATAAGTGGTGCTGTTGGATCTGTTGTAGGCATTGGTACAGACGTTCTTGGACAAGTTATAGGTAAAATTGAAACTTTAGAAGATAAAATAACAGGAGCAGGAAAATACGGTGATATTTTAACTGGAAATTGTAAAGAGCCTAATGGAACTCCTAGAGACTGTACTTGGGCTGATTTACCTAGTGAAGTATTAGATGACCTTATTGATATATTTGGCGCAGATTCAAGCAAATGGCCTCCTTGGGTATGGGCAATAATTGGTTCTTCCGTCTTAGGTGGAATTGTAACAAAAACCAATTTAATTACTGAAGAAGAAGAATGTGCAGAAAAAGGAGGAACTTGGAACGGAACTTCCTGTGAACTTCCCGACACTCCAGACGATGACAACTTTTGTTTAGATAAATACGGTGAAGGAGTAAGAGCAAACGATAACTCTCCTTCTAAATGTGAAAAACCCTGTAATGGTGGTTGGATTGATGCTGATTCAGAGTGTGAGGTAAGCCCAGGTTGTCCTGAAGACGGTTGTCCTGACGTAGACGGAGTAGCTTACGAATGTAATACAGTTTTAGATAAATGTGTTCCTGTAGAAGGAATTTCTTGTGCCGAACAAAATAGGCAAGACATTCCTGCTGATCCAACAACTTGCGGTGGGTGTTTAGCAGGTTTTACAGATGTAGACGGAGTTTGTGTAAACGACGATGATACTCCTACTGATTCTTGTCCTGACCCACATAGAATTACTGATTCAAATGGAAAATGTACTGAAAACTGTAAATCCGGTTACGTTATGGGTAGGGATGCGTCTGGAGAATTTGGCTGTGTTCCTAAACCATTCGTTGGGCAAGACTGTAATAATCCGGACTTTGTTGCTGAAAACCCAGATATTTGTAAAAATACTAATCTTGACTGTGCAGCCCAACACAGAGTAACTGTTTCAACTGGACCAATGGGTATAGGAGCCGGAGAAACTTACTGTGGTCAATGTATTAGTGGATATATAGATGACGGAGAAGGAACTTGTGTACCCTTTAAATACACTTGTGGAGACCCTAATTCAGAAGTTACGGAAGACGGACTTTGTGGTGATTGTAAACCAGGTTATGCTCGAATAAATTATGATTATTGTGAGCCTGTAGAAGGAGTTGTACAAGACTGTAGTGATCCAGACTATGCTGCTGCAAATCCAGATGTGTGTAATAATGATAATAACAATGGCGATGACGATGATTTTGGAGGTTTTGGCGGTGGCGGTGGTGGAGGAGGAGGAAGCAGCTTTATTCCTTCCTTATTCGATGCTCCGTTTAATCCGGATAGAATACCAATAGCTCCTCTATTTAGCATGGACGCTTCAAGTTCTTTTTTAAACTCGCTGATAAATGCGCCAACAACAACTAATCAAAACCAAGCAAATCAAGCAGGGTCTCAGGATGTTTCACGAATAAATTCCAACGCTAGACAAGGATTTTTTTCTGGATTTAATCGGGGTTCTAATGCTCTTGGTGGGGCGTTAAATGACACCGGAGCACTAAACAACTTTATATCTTTTTATGATGCAGCTAGAAAAAGAAATAATAGAGGGTAAAAATGACTTATTTAGAAGTAATTAATAATGTTCTTAGACGTTTAAGAGAACCTACCGTTTCTGATGTTACAGAAAATACTTATTCAACAATGGTTGGTGATTTTGTTAATGACGCTAAAAAATTCTGTGAAGACTCTTGGGATTGGTCAGCTTTAAGAAATACTTTAACAGTAACTACTTCCAGTGGAGTTTTTAATTATGTTTTAGTTGGAAGCCAGAATAAAATTAAAATTTTAGACGCTCTTAATGACACTAAAAATTGGTTTTTAACTTATCAAACTCAACATTGGTTTAACGATAAATATTTAGTTCAATCTCCCGAAGAAGGAAGTCCTCGTTATTATACGTTTAATGGAGTTGACTCAAACGGAGATACTCAAATTGATTTATACCCCAAACCTAATGCAGTTGAAACATTAAGATTTAATGTTGTTAAAAGAGAAGGTGATTTATCAGCAAATACAGACGATTTATTAATTCCATCAATGCCTGTTATTCATTTATCTATAGCTTTTTTAGCTAGGGAACGAGGAGAAACTGGAGGAACAACTACACAAGAATATTTTAATTTAGCAAATAAATATTTACAGGATGCTATTGCTCTAGACGCTCAAAAACATCCAGAAGAAACTATTTGGTATACACCTTAATGTCAGCACAAATATCAAGTTTAACAATAGCTGCTCCTGGGTTTAAAGGAATTAATACCCAAGATTCTCCTTTAAATGATGATTTTGCTTTTGCTTCTGTAGCAAATAATTGCGTTATAGATAACTATGGTCGTGTTGGTTCTCGTAAAGGTTTTAAAACAGTAACATCAAGTTTATCTCCTTTAGGTTCAAGCGCAGGACTGGAAGCCGTAGGACAATTTTTAGACTCTTCTTCAAATACTGAAATTTTATCTGGAGGAAACAATAAAATATTTAAAGGCACTTCGACATTAACTGAATTGTCTTTACCTGGAGGTTACTCAGTTTCAGCCAATAACTGGAAAATTATAAACTTTTACGACAGTGCTTATTTTTTTCAACAAGGATATGAGCCTTTAGTTTACTCTAACTCCGCTGGCTTACAAAAAATGTCAGCAGTTACCAGTGCAACAGGAACACCTCCACAGGCTAATGAAGTTCTTGGTGCTTACGGTAGATTATGGGCGGCTGATTTTGCTGCGGATAAATCTACAGTGTACTGGTCTGATTTAGTTAGTGGACATAAGTGGACAGGAGGAAGTTCCGGATCAATTAATATTTCTCATGTATGGCCTGATGGGTACGATGAAATAGTTGCTTTAGCTGCATGGAACGGTTATTTAATTATTTTTGGATCACATTCCATTGTGACTTATTCAGGGGCTACAACACCTGCCAGCATGACGCTATCCGATACAATTAGCGGAGTAGGTTGTTTAACTAGAGACACAGTTCAATCTACCGGAACAGATTTATTATTTTTATCAAGTTCTGGATTATTAAGTTTAGGAAGAACTATACAAGAAAAATCTCTTCCTATTAATACGGTATCAGGAAATATAACAAACGATCTTTTGTATAAAATTTCTTCTGAATCAAATAATAAAGTAATTAAATCTATCTATAGTCCTGAAGAAAAGTTTTATTTATTAATTTTTCCTTCTAGTGATATGGTTTATTGTTTTGACACTTCACAAGCTTTAGAAAACGGAGCGTATAGAGTAACTACTTGGTCCTCTTCTGCAATTTTAAATGGAACAAGGACTCTTAACGGAACTTTATATTTTTCTGGTTCTTCAGCCATAACTGAATATTCTGGGTTTATTGACGGCACTTCAACTGAATATGACATTAGTTATTTTAGTAATGAATTAGCTTTTGGAAACACTACTCAATTAAAAATGCTTAAGGAAATAACCGCTCTTATTGTAGGTGGTCAAAATTCTTCTGCAACAATGAATTGGAGTTATGATTTTACTGAAAATTATTTTAAACAAGTAGTTTCCATAGCTGACGCTGTTGTAGGCGAATATGGTGTTTCAGAATATAATTCAACTGCTGAATATACAGGCGGTGTTGTTATTGAAGATCCAACTGTCAAAACATCAGGACAAGGGCGTACAGTAAGAATTGGATTAGAAGCTACCATTGATGGAAATGCTTTATCCTTACAACAATTTAATATTAAAGCACTAATAGGTAAATCCTTATGAGTAATTATACAAAATCAACTAATTTTTTAGCTAAAGATTCTTTATCTTCAGGAGTCGCTGCTAAAATTATTAAAGGTTCTGAAATTGATTCTGAGTTTAATAGTATTGCAACAGCGGTAGCTACCAAATCAGATTTAGCTAGTCCTACTTTTACTGGAACCGTAACCGCAGCAGCTTTAACTGTTTCAGGAACTTTTACTGCAACAGTTGACGGAGGAACATACTAATGAATGGTGCAGCTAAAGGTGGTGATTTTGCTTGGGGCGATTTTTTTCAAGGTCTTTTTGGAGCAGGTACAGGAGCCGCTGGTGCAAGCAGTATTGCTGGCGCAATAAAGGATTTAAAAGATTTAGGTTCGTTTACTGCTCTAGGCGATGACAATATAAAAGGATCTTACGAAATTGGAGATTTAGCTCAACAGGCTTCTCAATTTCAACCTTTTACTATTAAAACAGGTTCTCAACCTAATGCAACAACTATTAAAGGAGAAAAAGGCGGTGGATATAATATAAATTATAGTCCTGACGAACAGGCTCTTCAAAATTTAGGTATGACTACGGGCTTATCTAATTATAGAAATTTACAGGGAGATAGAGACCAAGTTGCAGCTTTATATGATCCTATTAGAAATAGGGCTTTACAAGGCGCACAAGGAATGTTTGATTCTGTTTTAATGGACCCTGCAACAAGAAGTAAAGAATTATATGATTTAATGAGGGAAGCACAGTCTTCAAAAGAACTTGAAGCAAGGTCTGCATTAGATCAACAACTTTTTAACACAGGTAAAGCAGGAATGCGTACTTCAATGTACGGAGGTTCTCCGGAAGAATTGGCGTTTCAAAAAGCTCTTATGGATACTAAGTCACAAACTTTATTGGACGCAATGGCTGGAGCCAGAGCCGAACGAGCTTCTAACATAGACGCTCAAAGAAGTATGTATGATTTAGGTTCCGCTGCGTTAGGTCAACCAAGTGCTTATGAATTTGATCGTTTAAAAGGAATAGGTTCTCATTTTGGATTAGGCTATACTCCACAAGAAAAGGCTCTTGCCGCAATAAGTCCAGCAATTAATCTAAGTTCTATTGCTAATCAGGCTAAGCAACAAGGAGCGGAATACCTTACTGATTCTTATATGTTGCCTTTGTCTACGGAACTGGCCTCACAACAAGCAGTAGCTAATTTATTAGGTTCTTTAGGAACTGGTTTAGTGGGAGGTAGTATCGGTTCAGCCTTTGGTGACGATGGTTGGCTAGGCGCACTAGGCGGTTTATTTGACTAAACACGGTTTAATAAAGTAAATTTTACGGCTCAAGGAGCTAACAATGGCAATAAAAATTTCAGATTCATTATTACAGTCTATAGCTAACCCTAAGTGGAGTGAAGATTTAGGGCGAGTAGGTCAAGGCTTGGCACAAGCTCCTTATTTAGCTCGTAAAGAAGCTAGAGAAAAAGAACGGCAAAGGCAAAAACTTTTAACTTTAAATGCCTATGAACGAGGCTTAAGTAATGTTGATACTACTGCCGATCAAAGAGCGGATGTTTTATCCGGTATGTTACAGTTAGGTACTGAACAAAACCTAGATTTTACTCCGGAAGACATTAATGCTTTAAGAGCCCAAGCACAACAAAATAGAGGCACAACACGAGGATCAGCTTTTAAATCCGCAGTTCTTAAAAAAGCAAGAGACGCTAACAGACCAGAAGACGTTACTTTAATACAAAGTTTAGATCCAATTCAAGACAGGGAAATGTTAATACAATATTTTAGAACGGGAACTTTTGGAGGTTCTGAAAAAGATAATCTTGTTGTTGTTGGAAATAGAATTTTTGATAAAAACAAAAGAGAATTTATTAGTCCTGAAGAAGATAAAAAAGAAGAAAAAGTAAAATTAACTTTTGAAAAATTAGAAAATGGAGATTTAATTGGTTTAAACCCTTATACAGGAGAAGAAGTAACAAGATTTTCACCAAATAAAAATGATCCTTCTGGTGTCAAGTTTATGGCTATTGCAGACGCAGAATATTTTATTAGGGATAAAATTGATCCTGCTATAGATTTTATTAATAA